AGGCCAGCCGGTTGTTACATCACCCACGGCCCACCCCCTTGCGCTCACGGATCGCCTGGCAATCCACACAGCACTCAACCCCCGGCAACGCCTCGCGCCGCTTGAGGGGAATGGCCTCGCCACAGTCCATGCAGTAGGGGTTATCGAGGGCCAAGCGGCTGGCCTGATAGCGGCGATGCTCCAGGGCATCATCGAGCATCTGCTGGGCGCGGTCGCTACCCAGGTCGCAAGCATCAGCCATGGTCTGCGCCCTCCGCGTCTTCCATCGCTTGCCGCGCACCGGCGCAAATGCCCAGCAGCTCAGCAATCACCCGCGCTGCGCAGTGCTCCAGCTGCAGCACCTCATGCGGTTCCCACACGCCATCTGCTACGCCTTCGTGCAGGCTGGTGACAAAGCTGGCATCTGCACCAGACATAGCCGCCAGCCCCTGCAGGGCCTCATGCGTAATGGCCACCGGGCGCGGCTTGAACGCGACCGCCCCACCGGGGCGCACCAGCGCTGCAGCAAGGCGTTCGTCTTGGGTGATGGTGAGAATGTCCTCGATCCACTCCGGCATGATCGGGCGGTTAAGGCTGGGGCTGAGCGCCTTGGTCAGCGCATCGGGTGACACCCCCATTTCCAGGGCAACAGCAGTGATACCCCCGCGAAAATCACGGCAAGCGCGATACAGCGCGGCCCTGAGTGACAGCACCGGACCAGCGTCCGGCAGCAGGTCTTTACGGCTCATAGGTTTTAATTCCCCTTTATCGCCGTAGCCAATGGCCGCGCAGGCGCATACCATTGGGCTACAGCAGCTGCAAACCCCTCTGCACTGGCTGTGTCCGGGGGGCTAGTTGTTGAGGCGCCGGGGTGGTACCCGGTGCCGGACTGCAGGGTCAGGGTCTTACTGTGGTAGGTGGCCCCTGATTCCTGCCTCTCTTGTTGCCGGTAGCGGTCTGCTGGTGAGGCTCCCGCTACCGGCTCCCGCCGTGCTTAACGTGGCTGTGTCTCCGGCGGGTTGTGATTCTCAGGCTGCTGCTGGTTCGGCTGGCTGATTGCGCAGATAGTCCCAATCGATATCCGGCCGAATGTCCTCACAACGAACTGCTCCGTCGCTGGCCATATCGATGCGGATCGCGAGTTCAGCGCTCGCCCGCCGACCGTAAGCAACCTGCCTGATCTGCCCGGGAGTGCTGCGGCACTTCAGGGCAAACGCTTCCAGAGCATCCGCCTTCAACGGCTTGATGTAATCCAGCAGGTTCATAACGTGGGCTCGCTTAGGTTGATTTGGCCTGATTTTGTTACCTCAAGGTAACGACTGTCAACACCTTTAGGTCAATTACTTTTTTGTACAAACAGGCGCACAATTTCCGCATGGACGCACAAGCAATTAGGCGAGCCAACTTGGCAGCCCTCATAGACTCAAGGTTTGACGGTGTGCAGAGCGCACTGGCGGAAGCGATCGACCGCTCCCCCAGCTATATCAATCGCTGCCTACTACCTGACGGCCACAAAAACCAAAAGCCAGTCGGCGAAAAATTCGCCCGCCACGTGGAGCGCGAGCTCGGCATGCTGCCCGGCGCCTTGGACATACCATCTGGCATGGACAGCCCTGAACGCCGATCCTTTCTTGCGGCTGTTGCTGAGCCGCGCACCCAGTACGAGCTATCCCCAGTCGAAACATGGAGTGACGACACCCCCCTCGGAGAAGACGAGGTAGAGCTACCGTTTTACAAGGAAGTTGAAATGTCCGCTGGCAAAGGCTCCGAAGTAAGAATAGAAGACCATGGCCGCAAGCTGCGCTTCGGCAAGCGCACCCTCAGCCGTAAGAACATCATTCCCGAGTGCGCCGCCTGCGCCACCGTGACCGGCAACAGCATGGAGCCGGTACTGCCTGACGGCACCACAGTCGGCATCAATACCAGCATCACCGGCATCAAAGACGGCCAAATGTACGCCATCGATCATGACGGCCAGCTGCGCGTTAAAGTGCTGTACCGTCGCCCCGGCAACGGCATCCGCCTGCATAGCTATAACGACGCAGAGCACCCAGACGAGGTTTATGAGGCTGATTACGTGGCCGAGAAGATCCGCATTATCGGCCAGGTGTTTTGGTATTCCGTATTGCTGTGACCTTTTTTACCAAAAGGTATTGATAAAACCTTTTACTTAAAGGTACATTTGTGTTGAACCCACCTACCACACGGGTACAACACCATGCGGACACAGCCAGCAACACCATGCAGGGTCTACCTGCACCCCACAGCGGCCAGCAACCCGGCCACTATCGCAGCCATCATTAAGCGCACCGGCCTTGCCATCGTTATCGGTGGTAATCGTGCCGGCGCAGCGCTGCGCCCTGCTCAGACGGTCGAGGACTTCGGCCCATGGGACGGAGGGTCGGCAGCGTGAATACCCTCACCGATCTAAGCAAAAAACTACTGCCCGCCCAGGTCACCGCCGGTGGCGCGTTCAGCGTGGCTTTCACGCACACACGCGTCTACGGCACCACCCAGCAGAACTACGGCACCCTGCAGGTGCATCGCGAGGCCAAACAGCTGCGCCTGCATCTGCGCGTAGACGGCGACCTGCACACCCTGACCATTCCCCAAGCCGAAGCCACCAACCCGGTGGCGCGCATTGAGAAGTGGATCGACGACTGCGCCAATGGCCGGCTGGAGCGTGCAGCGTGAGCCCGGACGAACAGCGCAAGGTGGCGCTCAAGCATATCCGTAACGCGCTGCTCTGCGTGCGGTACCGGTGCGCAGCGGATTACGACACTGGGTACTGCGGAGGCCAGATCAACATGGTCTTTTTCCTCGGAATAATTACCGCCGAAGAGGCCGATCGGCTTGAAGAGCTGCAGTTCAACGCGCGCGAACACAACAAACGCCGTTGGTCTGTAGCAACACAGGAGCCCACCCATGCCGCATGAATACGACCTGGCCACCACAGCCAAGCTGCTGAACACCGGCCTCAAGCGCCTGACCGCCGACCTCAAGGCCCGCAAAATCCTTGATCAGCACTGCCTGCCCTACAACACGTCAGACGTTGACCGAGGGCGCCTGCGCGTGAAGCTCAAGCACCACAACGGCAACCCGCAGATCAACAACGGCAACGGCCAGATCTACGGCCAAACCTACGTCACCCAGAAGGGCCTGCGCTGGCTGGCCGACCTGATGGGCGTAGAGATTGAGGAGGCAGCGTGATCAACCTCAACAAAGCCCCCCTTAACCCGCAGCCACTGGTCGAGCGCATCACCGGCGCCGTCGCGCTGCTACAACTGCGCCTCAAGCACCCCACCGCCGTGGATGCCAAGCAGGCCGCAGCCGCAGCAGATGAAGCAATGGAGCACCTGCGCCGCCTGGACAACACCGCCCTGCGCCTGGCCGAAGCCCTGCACATTGGGATGGCCCGCTTCCCCTACCCGCTCACCGTCAGCGTGGGCTTTGTGGGGCGCAATCAAGAGCAGCTGCAGCTCACCGTCATGGACGGCCCGCACCTCATGCACGCCGTGCAGGCAAAGACTGTCGACGGCCTGCGCGAACTGCTGGCCGTGGGCTACCTGCCCGAGGTGGCCGCATGACCACCGCCACCCTTGAGCAGCTGCAGCGCCGCTACAGCCTGCCGTATCTCACGCTCACGGAGCTGCGGGTAGAGCACTTCCCGCACATCCAAACCGACCGCCACCTGCGCCGGCTCATCGAATCCGGCGAGGTCAACATCACCCTCCAGCGGCTGCACGAATCCAAACGCAGCCCGCTGGTGGTACCGCTGGAAGAGCTCGCCCGCTATCTCGACGAGCGCTTACAGCACCGCACCGCCGCATAAGCGGCAACCAACCAGAGGAAGCACCAATGAAACCAACAGACCCGGGCGAGTTCATCGCCAACCTGAACGCCGGCGTGTTCGCCAACCAGCTGGGCCGCGCCCTGTCGGACGTGGCAGCAGGCGTTATCGACCACAGCAAAAAGGGCAAGGTGATCGTCACCTTCGACCTGTCGCAGATCGGCGAAACCCACCAGGTGGAAGTCACGCACAAGCTGGACTTCGAGATCCCCACCAAGCGCGGCAAGAAGCGCGAAGACACCGCGCTGAAAACGCCGATGTTCGTCACTGCCAACGGCCTGCAACTGTTCGCAGACAACCCGACCGGCCAACTGTTTAACAGGCAGGACGCCCCGGTAGTCGCGCGCGACTGACCGCCAGCAGCACCAATCCACCTACCACAAGGAAATACCCAATGTTGCCAGTAGAAACCCTCAACCAGATCACCGCCACCCACGCCGCAGCCACCGGCAAGCCGCTGAACACCTTCGTACCCGCAGCGCTGGTGCCCGATCAGTACAGCGTCCAGACGCTTGAGCATCTGGAGATGGAGCGCAGCCGCTTCCGTGGCCGGCTCAGCACCCAATCCTTCCGCGACTTCTGCACCTACGTCGAGCAGCACCAAGGCGAAAGCGACAAACCGGCCGGCTTTGTCGACGCCGACGCCATGGCCTGCCAGGTGCTGTTCAACCTGGGCGACATTGCCGCGCCCGGCCACGGCGACGACAGCGCCACCCTCACCCTCAAGCCCACCGCCGCATTCAACGCCCTGCGCCAGATCGCCGGCAAAACGCTCAAGCAAAGCCAGCTGGCCGAGTGGATGGAAGACTGGCACGACTTCCTTGAGGTGCGCGACACCACCGGCACCATCATGGCCACCGCTGTCGCCGTGCAGAAAGTCCGCAGCATCACCATCAAGGCCATGGCCGAGCGCACCAGCACCGAGCAGAACTTTGGCGCATCACGCAGCAGCATGGACAGCATCGAAGCCGCCCACGCAGAGCAGCAACCGAGCGACCTGATGTTTACCACCCCGCCCTATGACGGCCTGGGCTCGTGCACCTTCACCTTGCGCCTGAGCATCATCACCGGCGACACCCCGCTGCTGAAGGTGCGCTGGGTAATGCAGGAGCAGCAAGAAGAAGAAATGGCCCAGGAGTTCAAAGACCGCCTGACCTCCGAGATTGGCGGGCTCTGCACGCTCACCGTCGGCACCTTCGCCATCGGCAAGTAACCACCAACCAAGCAGCCAGCCCGGCGACGCACCTACCACGCAAGCGCCGCCGGGCGCAGGGAGACACAGCCAATGACCGCATCAGCCACCCAAGACCCCGCAACCGTTCTGACGCTACTGCTCGTTGCAGCGATCGTCCTGCCGTTGCTGGTCGTAGCCTATGCACTCAGCAAATCCCGCAGAAAAAATCAGGCCCTTACCGCTGCCTACCAGGGCGCGGTACAGGATTATCACGAAGCATACCGTGCAGCCGGGAATGCACACCGCGCAGCAGAGGCAGCCCGCGCCGACCTGGAACGCAGCAAAGCCAATGCCGCCCAGGCACTGGAACAGCAACAGCTAAACCACGACCAAGAGCTGCAGGCCCTGCGCGACCAGCTCGCCCCGCTTGGCCCCAAAGACCTGAACACCCTGCGCGAAATGGCAGACAAGCTGAACCTTGCAGCCAACGCCCTGCACGCGACTCAGCAGTTCAGCGACTCGCGCCAAGCCAAAAACCGCGCCAGCGCCGGCCACCGCATCGCCGACCAACTGGCCCGTGCCCGCGCAACGCAGGAGGCAGCATGACAGGCCAAGCCATCCGCACCCACAACGAGCTGATCGCCGCCCACGCGGCGCACGCAGCCAACATTGCCCTGCTGCTGCGCACCCCGCCCGAGGGCGAAGCCGCTCGCTTTCGCCAGCAGAAGACAATCGACAACCTGCGCAACCAGATGCTGGCCATCGACATCCAGCTGATGCGCGAAGAATGCGCAGAGGGGGTGTGATCATGCAATCACCGGATCAGAACGTAGAACGCAACCGCCAGCTGCTGCTGGACCGCTCCCTTGTCGGTCTCAAGAAATACGGCGTCACCACCGAGCGCAACGACCTGACCTTCAACGACTGGCTGCAGCACCTGCTGGAGGAGCTGCTGGACGCGGCCAACTATGTGCAGGCGGCGATTAACAACGCGGCGCCCGCCTGCCCGGCTGAGCACATGCACATGCACAAGGGCATGCTGCTTTGGATTTTGTACCACCACCAAGGCGCCAAAAGCCCCATTGGGCAGCCTATCCGCCGCGTGCTAGGTATCGAGCAGCACGCGGCACTCACCACCGAGCAAGTGCGCTACGCCGTCACTGTCGCCCGCATGGCCGGCGCGCCAGATGACCTGGCCGCAGTGTGCTCAGCTGCTGCCAACCAGGAAACCCAAGTGACCGTCTCACGCGCCGCCCTGAAGCAAGTGCTCAACGCACTGGCGAACGGGCCAACCCATCACATCCGTGAAATGCAGGCCACTCGGTCACCCGTCGAAATGTTCCCCGACAACCCGATCAACATCCTGATCGCGGAGTTCAACGGTACCGCCAAACAAAGCGGAGGTGCCCAGTGAACCCCATCCACCAGGACGACTACAACGCCATCGGCAACCAGCACGAACAGGTCACAGGCCGCATCAACGACATGCTGATCGATCTGCAAAACCACAGCTACGCCACCGGCGTAGAGCGCGGCAAAGAGCTGGCCAAGCAGGCCGTGATCGAAGCGGGCACTATCTCGCCAACGCTCTGCCAGACCATCCACCTCGGCCAACCCGGCGTCACCGTTGAGCCCTGCCTGATGCTGGGGCCAGCTGACGACGAGGTCGCCTGCCTGCTGTTCACCGCCCCCGGTTCCGAGGTGCGCTTAACCTGGCCAACGCAGACCCAGGCGCTGGCCGTGCTGGCTGCTGCAACTGGGGAGCATAACGCCGAGACCATCACGCCTCCGGTGAGCTGTGAATGCGGCGACAGCTACCCGCTCAGCAGCCACGGTGCAGGCTTCATCGAGGGTCGCGGACACTGCGCGAACTGCGCCGCGGGAGCGGGTGAAATGGCATCGCTGCTGGGGGTGAACCCTGCGCCAGTTGTAAACCAGCAGTTGACAACTGAACCGGCTCCCGTTGCCACGCTGGCACCCAAGCACCAGGGCATGTGCATCAGCGCACGCGGCTTGCTTTCCCGCGTTGGCGGCCACCTCAAGGGCGGCCCGCGCGAGATGCTCAAGCACCTCGACGAAATGGCCGACCGTTACTACGCGGGAGATATCGCTGCAGTGGATGAATTTCTGCAGTTGTACTGCCTGGACGAGAAGCGGCCGTATCAGCAGGCAGCAGTCGAGAGCGGAGGCGCGCAGTGATGAGAGACCTCATTCTGGATGCGGCGTTGGCGATCGGCGGCTGCGTCATGCTGGCAGCGGGCTTTGCCTTAGCGGCTGCAGCTGTAGGGCTTTCAGCACTTTTGCTGCGAGCGGCCTGCACATTCTTCATCAAAGATGCGCTGCTCGAAACCTACAACGTCGCATCGCTGCAGTATTACATGCGCGTAATGGTCGCCCTTGGTCGCAAAGGGCTGCTCAAGCACGTCGAGAACGCGCGCAAGGAACAGGAGCACGCCCATGACAGCCAGTGAGCCGAATGTTCGCGCCGTGGTGGTGGATGCCCTTGTCGCCATGGTTTCCGGAGTAACCGGGATGGTCCCGCCAACTGACACGCCCCTACCAGATTTTATTCAGGGCCCGGTTGATAGAGCCGTGAGCAAGATTGAAGCCGCACGCGCAGCAGACAAGGCGCGGATAGCTGAGCTGGAAGACGTGATCGGCGAACTTATCGCTGGCACCGGAACATCGCCGGGCGCTGCTCGCGAGTACGGACGCGCCCGCGCAGCCCTAGCCCAGCAGGGTAAGGAGCAAACCCTATGAACCTCCACACCCAATACCAGCTCAACTACGCCAACGACCTGCGTATCGACCTTTTCGCAGGTGGCGGCGGGGCTAGCACCGGCACCGAAATGGCGACCGGCAAGCCGGTGGACATCGCGGTCAACCACAACGAGAACGCGATCAGCATGCACCGGGTGAATCACCCCTACACCCAGCACTTCACGTGCGACGTGTACGAGGTGAAGCCGCACGAGGTCACCGGCGGGCGCCGAGTGGCACACCTGCACGCCTCCCCAGACTGCACCCACCACAGCCAGGCAGCGGGCGGCCAACCGCGCAGCACCGCAAGCCGATCACTGTCGTGGGTTATCGCAATGTGGGCAGGCCAAGCAGCACCGGCGATGATCACCATGGAAAACGTCAAGCAGATCCGCAACTGGGGGCCGCTGGTAGCCAAGCGCTGCAAGGCCACCGGGCGCGTGGTCACGCTCGAGCGCATCACCTGCCCGCGCACCGGCAAGGCCATCAACCGGGTGGCAGAGCCCGGCGAGCGGGTGCCAGTGCAGAACCAGTTCCTGATACCCGACCCAAAGCGCAAAGGCAAAACATGGAGAGCCTTCCTCAAGCACCTGCGCGGGCTGGGGTACCAGGTAGAGCACCAGCTGCTGCGCGCCTGCGACTACGGCGCAGCCACCACCCGCGAGCGCCTGTTTCTGGTCGCCCGCCGCGACGGCCTGCCCATCTGTTGGCCAGAGCCCACGCACTTCGAGAAGCCCAAGCGCGGCCAGAAGCGCTGGCCAGCAGCAGCCGATCACATCGACTTCAGCCTGCCCTGCCCGTCGATCTTTGACCGACCCCGACCGCTGGCCGATGCCACACTGCGCCGCATCAACAAAGGCATCCGCCGCTTTGTGCTCGATAGCGCGCAGCCGTTCATTGTGCCGATTGCCAACTGGAGCAGCGACCGGGTGCACCCCGTCGACGAGCCATTGCGCACTATCACCGGCCAACCCAAGGGCGGCGCGTTTGCGCTGACCTCTGCTGTCATTGCACCGGCAACCCATCACGGCGCAGACCGGGTACAAGACGCTCGGCAGCCACTGCCGACAATCACCTGTGCCAACCGGGGCGAGTTCATGATTGCAGCGCCAACACTGGTGCAAACCGGTTACGGCGAACGCGAAGGCCAACAGCCCCGCGCGCTGGATATCAGCAAGCCTCTGGGCACCGTCGTTGCAGGCGCAGCAAAGCACGCCTTGGCCTGCGCCTTCATGGCCCAAATGAACGGCGGCTACAACACCACCCCCGGCCACCCGCTCACCCGGCCAGCCAGCACCATCGTCGGCAAAGCCAGCCAGCAACAGCTGGTCACCGCCAACTTGGTCACCCTGCGCCGTAACTGCACCGGCCAACCGGCAACGGCACCACTGCCAGCCATCACCGCCGGCGCGGAGCATCACGCCCTGGTTGAATGTACCCTCTCCCCCGAGGTGATCGAGGAGAAAGCCCTGCGCGTTGCCGCATTCCTGATCAACTACTACGGCAACGGCGATGCCCGCGACCCGGGCAAGCCCCTGGACACCATCACCACCCGCGACAGGCTCGCACTGGTGACCGTCCTGTACCAGGGCACGCCCTACGTCATCATCGATATCGGCCTGCGCATGCTCCAACCCCGCGAGCTCTACGGCTGCCAAGGCATGCCCAGCAACTACATCATCGACCGCGGCCACGACGGCCGCACGTTCAGCAAATCGGACCAGGTGAAGATGGTCGGCAACAGCGTCAGCCCATACCCCATGGCCGCGCTGGTGCAAGCCAACGAGCACGACCAGCAGCTGGTGCAGGGGGTGGCGGCATGACCAAAGCCCAAGCACTACCAGCCGTGACACTCGCCATCCGCTGGCAAGACCTGCTGCCAGCCAGCACCACCGCTGCGCTGCGCCGCCAGCGCTGGGCGCATTGGCTACGACTGAGCCGCACAGCCGGCCACACCAGCACCGCGCGGTTCTGGGCCACCCCAGACGCGCCATGCAACACCTGCAGCCATCGGCGTGGCGGCTGGTGTTGCGCGCAAGGCCTGCCGTGCAACTTCAACCCGATCAGCACCCCGCGCTGCGGTCTGCAGGGCTTGGCCTGCTGGGGCGCTGGCTATACCGCCAGAGCACTCGAGCAACTGCCACTGATCGCACCGGCCAGCACGGCAAAGGAGGCAACCGCATGACCTGCCACCTACACCGCTGCACCAACCTGCCAGAACCCGGCTACATCGAGCGCGGCACACGCCCGAAAAAGCCAGTTCAGTGGCGGGTGAACTACCTGATCAAAACCCCTGACGGGAAAACCCACATCGAGAACACAGTCATCAAGCAGCCGGTCACTATCCCCGAGCTGCTGGCGATCATGGACAAGATGATCGAACGCTTTGGTGACGAAGTGGGGAACGTAGCGACTCAGGTCACCTGGGACGCCTTCTCACGGGGCGGGCATGGCAATCAAAGGAAGGGAAAGCGGAGGGCCTCAGCATGAGCGCCGCCAAGGTACTAGAATTTGAGGAGCTGCAGCGGATCACCGGCTACACGCGGCGGGCCGACGTCGAGAAGTCGCTACGCCGGCAGGGTATCAAAACCTTTGTTGGCCGCAACGGACCATGGACGACCATCGATCTGGTCAACCAAGCAGGCGGGCTACGCCCAGCGGATAACGACAACTACGGACCAGACATCGTATGAGACGCGGTCGCAAGCGGAAGCACAACCCGCTCATTCCGAAGCACATTGATCAGAGCGCCCTGCCAAAGGACGTGTACTTCGACCACCGAGGCGAGGGCCGCTGGTACCGGCTCGCCTTTAACGAGGCTGGCCGACGCACCCGCCAGAACCTGTGCAGCGCCAAGACCACCCTGGCCGAGCTGCACAAGCTGATCGAGGAGATCGACGGCCACGACACCGCGAGCCTTGATTACTTGTTCGAACAGTTCCACGCCAGCCCGCAGCTGAAGCGTCTGTCCCTCAAGACGCAGGAAGACTACGCCTACTGCCGCGAGATCCTGTCCAACCTTCCAACTAAATTGGACATGCCACTCGGCCAGCTGGCCGCCCGCAAGTTCACCGCCCCGATGATCCAACGCATCATCGACAAGCTGGCAGAGTCAGGCCCATCAAAGGCAGCGCACTGCCTGCGCTACCTGCGCCGCGTCATGCAGTGGGGCCGCAACCGCGGCTATATGGACGACAACCCAGCCAAGGGCCTGGAGTCGCCACAGGAACGCAAGCAGCGCCGGCTGCCAGATACCGTAGTCATGAACGCCTTGATCCAGCGCGCCCAGCAGCGCGGCCAGCTGAAGCGCGGCCAAGCCGGCGCCTGCTCGCCATACCTCTGGATTGCCATGGAACTCAGCTACCTCTGCCGGCTGCGCCTGATCGAGACCATCACCCTGACCGACGCGAACGAACGCCCCGAAGGCATCCTCACCAACCGCCGCAAGGGCAGCCGCGACAACATCGTCGGCTGGACACCGCGCCTGCGGGCAGCATGGAATGCAGCCAAAGCGCTGCGAGCTGATACCTGGGAAAAGAGAAAGACCGCAGTGAACCTGCAGCCAGCGCGCCGCCCGATCATCGTCGGCACCAGCGGCCGCGCCCTGACCAAGTCCGGACTGGATACCGCCTGGCAGCGGTTCATCACATCTGCGCTGAAGGATGGCGTGCTGACACCGGAGCAACGCTTCGGCATGCACGATCTAAAAAGGAAGGGAATCACCGACACGAAGGGCACCCGGGCAGACAAGCAGCAGGCCAGCGGGCACAAGGATGAAGCGATGATGGATGTTTACGACTTGAGTGTGCCGACGGTTAAGCCTTCGGCAGAATGAAAAAAGCCCGCTATGGAAGCGGGCTTAGTACTATCTACAACAGCATCAGGCAGCTTTTTTCTCTGCACGTTTATGCTCTTGATAGGCCATCTCCAGTTTTTCGTTGATGGAATCAAGAATCTGATGCGCTTTCTTAACATAAGCAGCGAACTCAAAATCACTCAGCTTTTTCATAACAAGAAGCTCCTTTTATCAAGTTCTTCAACAACCGCATCCAAGGTATCAGTACATCCCTGATCAATTGCCTTGGCGATCCGCTCCATGTAGGAGACGTATTCATGGGCTTTAAACCCGGTATAGCCATCGTCAATCTGTTCGGCAAGCACATCCAAAACTTGAGCCAACTGACGAAGCTCTGCAGCAATCTGTGCGTATGTAGGGTTATGAAGCTTCAAGACGCTAATGTTGAACGTCTTGGCGTTGGTTAGGAACTTGTTGGCGGTTTCGATAACTCGTTCATAAAGCTTTTCAACCGTTCTGCGCTGTTCGTCCGCCGTCATGCCCAACCATCCTTGCTTCATTACCTTTATCGGACGCGTGATTCTACTCTTCCAATTTGACAAGTCAAGAATCACGCTTTGTCAACGATAAAAAATTACAAGGCAAACTAGGAACCCTTCCTTGCATCCAACGCACATCTTTCACTAGCCGGGCTCTACGTGATTCGACAGCCCAATCCTTGATTCGTTCGTGAATGTCAACCACGAAACGTCGTCCTTCATCCAATTTATAGGGTATATCCGTTACAGATACAAGTGACCGTCACGCTTAGGCGTCACGATCATGGCGCTAAGAACCCAGCGGACAGCCCGTAGATTCTCTTTTGATTTGTACGCATATTTGTACGCGCAGGCACAAAAAAAGGCCTGCGATTTCTCGCAAGCCTTTGTTTTTTATGGTGCCGGCACCAAGAGTCGAACTCGGGACCTACTGATTACAAGTCAGTTGCTCTACCAGCTGAGCTATACCGGCG